GGAAAGAATCCGAAGCTGTCCCAGGCGAAGAGTAAGAACGATAAGAACATTTCAGGGCTTCTGGCTCAGATCGAGGCAGGAAAGATCGGGATCCATACCTTCACTAACGCTTCAGCATTTTCTGTGGCGGATGTGGACACGAAGATCATTTCCATCGAGTTTGCTACGACTGAAGCGAACCATGCGCAGTTCTTCGGGCAGGTGATCGTAGATGTGACAGCTCAGCCGGTGACAAGGTCAGTGACGGCTTCCGGTGATGTGGTGATCCCTTCGGTGAATGTTGACGGGGTACCTGTGGATCCGGAAGATCCGGAGGAAGAACCGGTGGTGATCGGCAGCACGGAAGAGCAGACGATTACGGTATCTCTTCCGATGAGCTGGCAGGAGGACGGTCATGCGGATGTGATCTTTTCCTTTGAGTTCAATAACCAGATGATTCCGGTGCATTATCCGCAGGAAAACTGGCACTCAGGAAGGCACACAATCCTTCTGTATTATCCGATCGAGGATGTGGTGTCGAACTATACGAATATCTTCAATGTCTATATGCGGTGCGAAGGCGGCACGGCTGCGGTGGATACCGGTATGTGCATTGCTTCCATTTCCGGCCAGAGTATGGGTGCAAGTGCGGCATGGGATGGCAGGATCGATATTGAAGAGTATGTTGACATGTTCAGAATCGGCGATGGAAGTCAGAACGGACGGCTTCAGGTGAAGGCATTCACGGAAGCGGATGAATGGGAAGTCAAGGAAACCATGAGACGGTACTATTCGGACGTGAAGAACGGCAGGACAGCCGTTGGCGGTTTTGCGATAGTCGTAGATGTGCCGGGCAGTAACGCTTAAGGAGGCTTTTATGAAGAGATATACAGGAAATCTGGTCATAGAACTGGAAGACCAGAATACAGGAAATGTGGAGACGGTATCGGAGACCAACATGGTCACCAATGCCGTCAATGACATTCTGGGGGTAAATCCGATGGGTGTCATGTATAAGGCCGGCGGTGAATATGATGATTCGCTGACATGGAATAATGCGCTGCTTCCGATCTGTCCGAACATGATCGGGGGCATCCTGCTTTTTCCGGGTTCCATCACGGAGCAGGCGGACAACATTTATCTGCCGTCAACGAATCTGCCAGTGGCTTATGCTTCCAATGATGTCAATGCTACGGCAAATACAAAGAGGGGAAGCATGAACCTGACGGAGAGCATGAAGCTGACAGACGGTTACAAGTTTGTCTGGGAGTTTACGCCTTCGCAGGGGAATGGCACGATCACAGCGGTAGGGCTTACTTCTAAGCAGGGCGGAGCGAATGCCTATGGATCCGAGGTGGCGGTGGATACCACGCTGCTTCAGATCAAGAAGGTCAGCCTGGATGACGGGGACGGATTCATCAACGATCTGTTCAGGACGGTGACTGTGGATTTTGAGAATGCGAAGCTTTATTCCCTGGGATATGCGAGCAATACCGTAACGATTAAGCGGTACCGGATCCCGGTATTTGATATCGGACTGAATGAGAAGCTGGATGATTCCACGCTGGTGCTGGAGGATACAACGGTTCTCCAGTGCAGCACCTTCCATTTTTACGGAAGCTATACGCCGTATGGAATCTTCATGGATGGCGGAGACGGGTACTGGTATGGTTTTGCCAATCAGGGCAATTCCTCCGGAAATGCGACAGTGCTTTGGATCAAGATCAGGAAGAGCGACTACACCTTTACGGAAGGACAGTGGACGCTTTCCAATGCTATGCTGATGACGATGGGAAGCTTCAAGGAAGGATCCAGTTATCCGTCAGGGAACAGAAGTGCTGTAGCGAGAAACGGGTATCTGTATGTGCCGTCTTATGACAAGACCGGTGTGTATAAGATCAATATTTCCAACAGTACGGATGTGACTCTGATCAGTCTGGGATTTACTTCCGCCATGAGATGCATCGGGGAGACCGGCAGTACGGACTGCTGCCTTACCATTCTCAATGACATTATCGTGGCGTATGATTTTGAGATCGATGTGAATGATCATGTGATCCCGTTATTTGCCGGGGAGCATTGCGGGAATGTATCTACGCCGTTCTTCCAGTACAAGGAATATGTTTTCGCATGGGGCGGCGCTTATCTGAACCAGTACAGATATACATGGTTGCTGACTCCGTATCTGGCTACGATCTGCAATCTGAGTCAGGCAGTGGTGAAGAATGCAGATAAGACAATGAAGATCACTTACACACTGACGGAGCAGACGGTGACGTAAGGGTTGGATAAATGAACAGTGTTGTTAAGGCGGTTATCCCGGAATGGGAGCCGCCTATTTTTATGCGAAGGAGGGATTTGCGATGAAAGAGTTTTGGAATGTGATTCAGGCAATCTTTGCGGCGGTAGGTGGCTGGCTTGGCTATTTCCTGGGCGGAAATGACGGCCTGCTCTATGCACTTCTGGCTTTTGTGGTACTGGATTACATCACAGGGGTCATGTGTGCAGTGGCGGATAAGAAGCTGTCGAGCGCTGTGGGCTTCAAGGGGATCTGCAGGAAAGTTCTGATCTTTGCGATGGTAGGCATCGGACATCTGCTGGATACTCACATTTTCGGAGAAGCCGGTGTGCTCAGAACCGCTATCGTTTTCTTCTACATTTCCAATGAAGGTCTGAGCCTTGTAGAGAATGCGGCGTATCTGGGACTTCCGATTCCGGGAAAGCTTCACAAGGTGCTGGAGCAGCTGCATGACCGGAGCGAGAAGGAAAAGGATAAGAAGGATGGTGAGGAATAATGGCTTACACGAACAGTTCTATGGTGGTTTATAAGAAGCTTTCTCCGAACCACTCCGGGCAGAGGACGCACAGCATTGACCGGATTACGCCGCATTGTGTTGTTGGCCAGTGTACAGCGGAAGGCCTGGGGGAATGGTTTGAGAAGCAGTCCACGCAGGCATCCAGCAACTACGGCATCGACCGGGACGGCAGGGTGGCTCTGTATGTGGAAGAGAAGAATCGCTCCTGGTGTTCTTCCAGTAATGCCAATGACCAGAGGGCGATCACGATCGAGTGTGCTTCCGATACCACAGAGCCTTATGCTTTCAGGGATGTGGTGTACCAGACGCTGATCAAGCTCTGCATAGATATCTGCAAGCGCAATGGCAAGAGCAAGCTGATCTGGTTCGGAGATAAGGACAAGACGCTGAATTATTCTCCGAAGAGCGGGGAGATGATCTTGACCGTTCACAGGTGGTTTGCGAATAAGTCCTGTCCGGGGAACTGGATGTATGCACGAATGGGAGATCTAGCGGAGAAGGTTACGAAGGCGCTGCAGGGATCCGCTGATTCCGGCGACGGTTCGGCTGCAAATGGGACACAGGCCTCTGTCCTGAAGAACCTGTCTGAGGCAGATGCGATCAAGAAAGTCGGAGCGCTGTTCACTGCGGATCAGAAGAAAAGCGGCATCCTGGCATCGGTATCGCTGGCTCAGTTCATTCTGGAATCAGGGTATGGAAAGAGCGAGCTGGCTCAGAATGCCAACAACATCTTTGGGATGAAGTGCAGCCTGTCTGGGAATACCTGGAGCGGGTCCAGCTGGGACGGAAAGAGCAAGTACACGAAGAAGACGCAGGAACAGAATCCTGACGGCAGCATGATCACGATCACGGCAGACTTCCGGAAGTATCCCTGCATTGAGAAATCTATTGCTGACCATTCCGCTTATCTGCTTGGGGCGAAGAACGGCAGCAAGCTTCGTTATGAAGGGCTGAAGGGATGCACGGATTATAAGAAGGCTGTGCAGATCATCAAGGATGGTGGCTATGCCACAAGCCTAACCTATGTGGAGAAGCTGATTTCCATCATTGAGAGGTGGAACCTGACTCAGTATGAGGTGAAGGATTCCGGAGGCAAAGTGATCCGTTGGTACCGGGTGAGGAAGTCCTGGGCGGATGCCAAGAGTCAGAAGGGAGCCTATAAGATTCTGGACAATGCGAAGAAGTGCGCAGATCAGAATCCGGGATATAAGGTGTTCGATGCGGATGGCAAGGTGGTGTATGAGCCGAAGGCGGCTGATCCTGCGGTGAAGGTGCCGTTCCTGGTAAAGGTCAGTATTTCGGATCTGAATATCAGGAAGGGTCCGGGGACCGATTATGACAGGGTTCAGTTTATTCCGATTGGTGTGTACACGATCATGGAAGTGAGAAGTGGCAAAGGCAGCTCTGCCGGATGGGGCAGGCTGAAGAGCGGAATAGGTTGGATAAGTCTGGATTTCGTGAAGAGGTTATAACTGAATAACGAATCGTTACTACGCCTGCGGGCATTGGGAGAAATCCTGATGTTTCCGCAGGCTTTTTTCGTTTACAGAAAAAAGTATAGCGGATATAATAAACATGACATACTGTTGTCGTGTTGAGTTTGCTATGATATCTACGGAGTGTGAGAGGTTATGAAGATAGACAGGCTTATCGGGATATTGTCGATCTTACTGCAGGAAGAAAAGACAACGGCTCCTGAACTGGCGGAAAGGTTCGAGGTATCACGCCGGACAATAAATCGTGATATTGAAGACCTTTGCAAAGCGGGTATTCCTATAAGGACTGCTCAGGGTACCGGCGGTGGTATCAGCATTTTGGATGGATACCGTATGGACAGGACGATTCTGACATCAAAGGATATGCAGATGATACTTGCCGGACTTCGTAGCCTGGACAGTATAAGCGGAAGCAGCTACTATGGCCAGCTGATGGAGAAGATCCAGACCGGATCGTCAGAGTTTATCAGTGGCAGGGACTCCATGCTGATTGATCTGTCCTCATGGTATAAAGGCTCTCTTGCTCCAAAGATTGAGGTGATTCAGAGAGCAATAGAGAACAGGCATCTTATACAGTTTGAATACTATGCACCGTCCGGAGAGAGCAATCGAAGGGTGGAACCATACTATCTTGTTTTCCAGTGGTCAAGCTGGTATGTATGGGGCTGGTGTTTAGAGCGCAAAGATTACAGGTTGTTCAAGCTGAACCGTATGGATCGGGTTGCAGAGATGGATAAGGAATTTGCTTGCCGGAATGCGCCTATGCCTGATCTGTCGAACGAGAAGATCTTTCCGGGCGGAATAAAAGTTAAGGCTCTTTTCACACCGGATATGAAGTGGCGGCTGGTTGAAGAATTCGGACCACATTGTTTTACTGAATCCGATGAT